TCACCCGATGCGGCGGCGTTGCCCCTCCAGCCCGATGCGCATTCCTCGGTTGCGCTCTCGCACTTATCAAACACAAACCGCACACCAGCGTTGATAACGCCTTTCAAGCCGATTTCCGCGCCAATCCTGATATGTTTGCCGCAAACCTTGCTGTCATCGCTGCTGCGCTCTCCGTTGTCCTCAATCTCCACCTCGCAGTACCGGCTATCTGTCGGTGCGTAATAGCGGAATGTGTCCAGTGGGTTTTCGCAGGCGCGGAATCCCTTTTTGCACAAAGAGGCGTTTTTCTCCTCGTACTCCTTACCTACTTCGTACTGAAATCCTCTGCATTTCAGGTCTTTATCAAATCCCGTGTATGCTTTCATCGTCTTTCCCTCCGTTTGTGTTACTTCCCGTCCAGCTTGTCCACCAGCCGCATGAGCCAATAACTCACCGTAGCTGCGCCGATAATTACCAACGTCAATGTGTACCCGTCCATGTTTACTCCTCCTATATCCCCAGCCACCGCAGAAACGGCATCCGGGGGATTTTCGTCCTGTTGCCAACCCGCATTGTCGGGAATCCAAGCTGTTCGGGGTTGTGCCTTGCTGCGTCCCGTATCGCTTGCGGGTCACAATTCAGCAGCTCCGCAACCTCTGCCGGGGTCAGATACAGCTTATCCGGCTTCCGTACATCATTGATTGTCACGCTTCTCACCTCGGTTCGCCGCCCGGATAGCGTCCGCAGCGGCCTTGATCTCGTCCTCCGACACATCGTACAGCTTCGCCATCTTCTTGTAGTACTTCCGTGCCGGCGCCCAGTCGCCGTATTCCCAGTGCCTTACGCAGGACTGGTCAACAAACAGCTTCTTCCCGACCTGCACGCAGGAAAGATTTGCTCTATCCCGCATTTCTCTCAATGTCAAGTTGCGCTCCCTCCTTATGTGTGAGTTTTCATTGACTGCGGCGGGGCGTTCGTGCTATAATCGCCTTGCAGGAGTGCAAAGACAGCGATTCTTGCTGTTAAATCCCCTCCCCGCCCGGTGCGGGGGTGGGAAGGGGAATACTCCTGCACACCGCCCCGTGATACCGCACGGGGCGGTTTTCTTATCCCCGCCGCAGTCAACGCCCACCGAAACCTCATGAATATGAGTTTTCACACTTGACACTCCACAAAAACTGCGGTACAATACCTTCGCCAAAAGAAATTGTTAAAAGCCGCTTTCGTGGGGGCTGGTGTTTTTGTACCCTTTTCCGGTGGGCCTGATATAAAGATACCTCATAATCTTCAAGATTGCAATAGTAAACTTGAAGAAATTTAACTTTCGGCAAATCTGACAAATTTTAGGTTTTGAATATGGATATTGTGCTGGAAAGAATATTAAGCCTTATCCCTAAAGGCAAGAACGGGAAATACGCTCACGGGGCAAAGGTAAAGTTTGCCAAAAGCATAGGATATAATGATGGCTCTATTGTTTCTATGTGGGAGAACGGGGCAAGCGTTTCCTATACAAAGAAACTCCATCAGATTGCCGACATTTACAATGTATCCGTGGAGTGGCTAAAGGGCGAAACAGACGACCCGGGCATAAAAAAAGCGCCCACCGACAAGATCGATGAGCGCATTTTGGATGCCGGTCTGATTAAACGGCTTGTCCTGTTAACCCCGGACGAGTTGCGTCGGGTTGACGATTTTGTTCAAGGGATTTTAGCATCTCGAAAAGCGTAAGTTTCTCATCATAGGTTAGCTGCGCTATGTAAGCGGCGGCTTGCGGTTCTGTCATTTTGCTATCCTCCAGTAAAGTGTTTTCACTTATACGCGCCGGATTGCGGTTTGTTGCCCGGGTATATGCAACAAAAATAGAAAAATAGAAATTTTGTTCTAACCCTCCCCATCCCCGCACCGGATAGGGAGGGTTTGCCTACGCATCGCCTAACGGTTTATCGTCTGCAATGTGAGCATATCAAGATTTTATCGGGCAGTGCAATCCCATAAAGGGGTTTTAATCATTTTTTGCACGGCAAATTCAGGGCACTTATTGCCCACATAGGGGGACTATGCATGAATCCGACACTACGCGACATTTGCAAGGACGCAAAAATCAGGAAGGGAATCACCACGCAAAAGCTATCTGACGAAACCGGAATCTCCATTTCCACCATCAACAATTTCTTCGCCACAGCGTCCAAATCGCCCAGCGTGTACAACGCCGGTGACATTTGTGCTGTACTGGGGGTATCGCTGGATAGATATTTCGGGATCGAAGAAGATGTTCCGGCAGAAAAGCGGCTTGAAGAAATGCAGCAAAACAGAGAAGCGGAGTTAAAGGCGGCACATCTGGAGGGCAATGTGGAAAGCATGGCCCAGACCATCGACCTGCAGAACAAGAGAATCAAATCACAGCAGCGGGTTATATATGTTACCATATCCGCCCTTGTAATTGTTATGCTTCTACTGGCGGTGTATGTGTTTCTCGACTTCAAAACGGCAAATATGGGCCTGATTCGTGGTGGGGTTGCAAGCGTGTTTGCATGGGTGCTTATTGCGGTGCTGATAGCCAGCAGCGCCATTACACTTGCTGTTCTCGTTTCTATGGTTCGCAAATCGAAGGGGTGATACAATGGAAAATTGCATGAAATGCGGGGCAGAGCTTGCCGAAAATGCTATTTACTGCCATTTGTGCGGCAAAAAGCAGTTGGCAGAAAAGCGCAAGGGCCGATCTCGGCCAAACGGAGCAGGGACAGCTGTAAAACGCGGCAGGGCATGGATGGCCGTGGCCTCCGGGTACTCATACACAGAAAAAATGCCAAACGGGGAACTGCGGCTTATTCGCAAGCGTCCATCGAAATGCGGGTTTCCAACGAAATCGGAAGCCCTAAAATGGGCGGCGGCGCATTCTGCGGGTAATGTTGAAAAGTCAGCTCCCACGCTATTGTCTTTGTGGCAGGGGTGGAGCGAAAACGATATGCAAAAACTCTCCACTGACAAACAGGCCGGATACAAAAAGGCCAGGGAGCGGTTGGAGCCTATCATCGCAAGAGAAATTGACACGCTTACCATAGACAATTTGCAGACAGTCGTGAACGAACAGTCCACATCCTATTACACAGCTCGTGACATGAAGTCCCTGCTGTCACATCTGTATAAAAGAGCAATGGCCAACAACGGCGGAAACGGAACAGTAACGGTAAATTTGTCCCGCTTTATTGTCCTGCCGGAACTGGTGGAAAAAGAACCCGAACCGTTTACAGAGCAGGAAGTAAATGCAATGTGGAAAGCATGGGACAACGGAAAACTGTTTGTGGGCTATATGCTCCTCATGATTTACACATCCATGATGCCGGGAGAATTGTTCGCCTGCAAATCCGACATGATCGACTACGACAAGCACGAAATATACGGCTGTGGCCGGAAAACAAAAAAGAGAAAAGACACCCCCATCGTGTTCCCGGTTTTTATGTCCCCGGTGATAAAGCGGCTGGCGGAATCTGCATCCCCGGAAACAAACCTCCTGTACAGCGGATATGAGAACAAATTTTACGATGATTACCACGCCACAATAAAAGAACTTGGAGTCAGAGATTTGCCCCCATATTCCTGCCGCCACACCACGGCCACGGAAGCCGTGAAGAAGGGTGTGGAACTTCCGGTTGTCCAACAGATCATGCGTCACTCAAAACTTGTGTCCACCCAAAGATATATCCATGTGTCCACGGAAGCAGCGCACAGGGGAGTAAACCAACTTGAAAAATAACCAATTCTATGGTTGACTTCTGGTTGACAAAATGTCTATAGACCATTGAATTATAAGGATTTTGTGTTACCCTGCTAAGGGAGTAGACGCCTAAACCGCGTGCGAGGGTTCAAATCCCTCCTTCCGCGCCAAATCCCCGGAAATCCTTGTAAATCAAGGGTTTCCGGGGATTTTTATGTCATGAATTTGCGCGGGGCAATTTTTAAAACTGTTGCGCAGAATTGGAGTAACTTGCGCGGAATCGCATTCTATGGTTGACAAAATGGTTGACGTTTTTTTGCTGCAAAATCACCCATTGCGATACATGCTTTGGCAGCTCTTTACATCCTTTGCCTTGTCGATTTGCTTCTCGTGCAGATAATCATAGATAGCCTGCATGGCCACAGGCGGTTCGCCCTTCGTCTTGCGATACTGCTCGATCTGGCGAACAACTTCTCCGTGCAGCAAATCCATGTGTCGCATTTCTTCCGTGGACAAATCGTAAAACAGTTTCGCAAGCGTGGGGTCGGATTCCTTGTACTTGAGGGCGCACTTTGCATATACTTCTGCATCGTGGATTTCGCTATCGATAAAATTTTCTAATTTTTCAATAACTTTCATCCCGCACCTCCGTCAGATGCGCTGTACCCGAAGGGCAACATTGCTGACGGTGGATGCCGCACCGGTCAGCACCAAAGACAGGGCAGAGCCGGACGCACAACACGCCTGCCGGACAAAGGCGGGAAATGCCAGCGCAACAGGTGCGCCAGCCGCAGCGTTTGCGGAAGCTGTTGCGCCGGGGACAACAACGCCGTCCTTGATAAGCGTTGCGGTAACCGTCCCAGCAGCCGTGGGGGCAACGGTAACGGACACATCAACATCATAATAGCCCTTGCCAATGATGTTGACGGCATTCCCGTTCAGGGAAATATCGCAGCCGTAGCGGCGGATAAGACTGCCCAGGGGGATGACGCCGTTTACGGCAACCTCCGTGGGGGTCTGCATAGCAGTGTAAATCGCAGATTTGCAAGACATTATAAAATCTCCTTTCAAAATAAAAAGGGCGGGACACCAGCCCCGCCCATAACCCGGCCAAGAGGGGCCTTTCGCTTTTGTCAGATGTTTGCGCCGCAGCAGCTATTGCAGCCGCAGAAGGGGGAATTGCCGGCATTGTAGGTGTAGCCGTTGGGATAGCGAACCACGCCATACATCCGATTGTCCATCTCAAGGCTGGCAATGCGGGCGGACTGCTCCGCAATGCGCTGCTCAAGCTGGGACTTCTCCAGAGCCGCAAACTTGGCTTCGATGTTGGCGTTTACGCCGTCAATCGCCCGCTGGGTTTCGCAGCAGCACTGCGCCATCTGGCTCTGGATGCTGTTGCCGGTCTGCATGATGGCCATGTTGGTGCCGTTCTGCGCCAGAGCCATCTCCTTGCCGAGCTGGCCAATGTTGCCCTGCATCTCGTAGCCAAGATTGCAGATGCCGTTTCCGATGTTGGTCAGGCGGTCGTTGATCTGTCCAAACTGCTGGCCAAACAGAATCTCCTGCTGGCTGGCGGCGGTGGCATACTCCCCGAACTCACCCTGACGATTCCAGCCATTTCCGCCAAAGCCGAACATGAACAGGAACAGAACCACGATAAGGAACCAGCCAGAACCCCAGCCGTTCTCGTCATTCGCTCCCCGTGTCACAGCGGCGATATCGCTAAGGGACATACCGTTCTCCATGTGGGAAACTCCTTTCATAATTTTTTATAAATAAACCGTGTCGACCCGGCCTATTTCAGGAATTGCACAAAGTCCTTTGCTTGTTTCTGCAAATCAGCAAACTGCTCTTTGCTCATTTGCCCGGAAGTTAGTAACCGCTCGATTTCTTGCTGCGCTTTTTGCGGGGTCATGTTCGCTGCAAATTTTCGGAACTCTGCCACCATCGCAAGGGGGTTATTCGGCTTTCGGCTTCCGTTTCCCATCAGCATTTGCATCATTGGATTTGCCATTGATTGTGTCCTCCAATCTCTTTACACGCTCTTCCAGACTACTTACATCCACAGGAGGTACGGCCTGATACGGAGAAACTGTGTAAGGCGTTACCGTTGCATACCCAGCTCCGTCTGTCTGCTTCATCCACACAATGGGGTCGTTCTCATCCATCAGCAGAATAGAGCTGTTGGGGGCCATTCTGAACGCATCTGCGCCGTTTCTCCCATTTACCCTTGTAATTTGACACCCGAACGCTTGCGGTGCTCCTGCGGCGTTCTGCGGGGCATAATTGCCGTATTGCCCGTTATACCCCATCGGCTGATACGGATTCTGGTAGTAAGGATTAAATGCCATCAACATACCGTCCTTTCTTCACGGAATAGTTCGGCAAAATATACATATATCCGCAATTCTTCCTGGTCGGGGAATAGTTTCAGGATATCCGCCGCCATTTGCTCCGTGTAACCGCAGGCGATAAGCCGGTCGTACATTTTGCCACCTTCTTTCTGCCTTTATGATACAAAAAAACAGGCACCTAAAAGTGCCTAAAAAGTGTCAGAAAAGTGCAAAAAGCCCCCTGCCAATTAAGGCAGGGGGTTAAATAGCTCCTGTGCAATTTTGTGGTATGCTCTACACCTATACCGCTTGACAGTTTCCACGGACATATTCCGCTCTACTGCCACCTGTACGCAGCTTTTCCGGCGCACGTCGCAATCTATGACGATCATTTCCTCTGTCTTTGGGAGTAAAACCGATTCCACGAAGGCGATAGCACGTTTCGGCGGCAGATTTGATAAGAGCTTCCTTATGGCCTTATGGTTGTTATCCATCGGCAAAACAATAGCCGTGGAGGTGCGGATGCTTATGCACGGGCGTGAGGCCGGCGTAGCGGTGTCCTCTGCGCCCTCCAGTGGATTTATTTTATCCTTTATTTCAGCAGGAAATTCCAGCTGGCATTGCCGATGATGCCGTCAACGCCCAGACCGTGGTCTGCCTGCATCTCCCGCAGACCGGCCTCCATCTTGGGGCCAAAGAGCTTGTCGCCGCTCCAAATTTCATCCGGGTAATAGCCATTGTCCTTCATCAGCAGCATGGCGGCCCGGACATCATTGCCCTCCATGCCACGGCGCAGCATACGCAGTTCCATGTTGATCGTCTCCTCCTTCGTCGTCGGTGCGGGTGCGGGCTTTGGCTGCTCGTTCAGCAGCGCCTTGACGCTGGCCTTGAACGCCTCCCACTCCGCATTGTTCTTCCCTGCCATTTGCCGAGGGCAGGACTTCCCGGTCACGTCGTAGTGCCGCAGGACGTAGGTGTCCACGCCGGAGATGCCCAGCAGCTTGCACAGCTCCGCCGTCAGTGCCGCAGCGTTGGCCTTGGTGCGCTCGGAAACATGGTAGTTCCCGGAGCAGCACATCTCGATGGAGATACTGTTGGTGTTGCGGCAGAGGGGATGTACCGGATGGGCAGAGCCTACCGCCCACGCCCGGTCACAGGCCGGTACGGACTGGTAAATGCTGTCCTCGTCCACGAAGTAGTGTGCGCTGGCCTCCCGGTCGCCGCCTGCGAAATACTTGCAGTTGGCCTCGGCGGTGTCGCTGACGTTGCCCGTGTAGTGCAGCACCACAAAGGCCACGTCCCGCCCGCCCAGCCGGTCATAGGTCTCCTTGCTGGCCGGGATGCTGGTGTTGATGGGGATGCCGCCCGCCTTGGCGATGGGATATGCGGCAGTGATGCGCTTGCCCATATCTCACTCCCCCTTGCTCAGCTGCTTGACAGCCTGATTGATGCCGGTGGCCGCCAGACCGCTGACGATACCCACGGCAATGGCGGTGATGGGATCACCCGCCGGGAAGTCCGGGATGGGTGCCAGATAGTAGCTGACAGCCCCCAGCAGACCGCCGCAGACCCCGCACAGGATGGGGATCCACTTGTCGTTCATGCTGCTGGCCTTGCCCACCAGCCCCACGAGGTAGGTGATGACGGTGATAACCGCCACGCTTGCGATGCCAAAAGTTTCCATAATTGCTCCTTTCCGTGCCCGAATCGGGCACACAAAAAATGTTGACAAGTCTTTGTTTATCGGTTTAGTCCTCAGTATAATCGTAAATGATGGTGGCATTGCTCGCGCCCCAAGGAGCATTTGCTACTTGCCCCTGCGACCACGGAACATAAATGGTAGACAGTCTTGGGCATCCGGAAAATACTCCATTTGGGATTGAGGATACCGTGCTCGTAAATTTAACCGTTTCTAACCCAGTACAGTTGGCAAATGCAAAATCTCCGATTGTAGTGAGTGCGGGGGGAAGGGTTATTGATGCGAGACCTGTACCCTGCCTAAATGCATAAGCTCCAATCGAGGTCATTCCAGACGGGAAGGTCGTCAATGCGAGCTTTGGGCAGTACTGAAATGCGGCTGTTGGTAATGAGGTAATCCCAGAGGGTAGGGTCGTCAATGCGAGCCTTGGGCAGTTGTTGAATGCATACTGTCCGATTGAGGTAAGTCCAGAGGGTAGGGCCGTCAATGATAGTTGGTAACAATTTAGAAACGCAAAATCTCCGATTGAAGTAATCCCAGAAGGGAGACTTGTTAGTACCATCTTTGAACAATTCCTAAATGTGTAATCTCCGATTGAGGTAATTCTAGAAGGAAGACCTGTCAATGCGAGACTAAAGCAATCCCTAAATGCCTGGTCTCCTATTGAGGTGATTCCAGAAGGGAGGCTTGTTAACGCTAGCTTTGAACAATCAGAGAATGCAAAATCTCCGAGTGAGGTAATTCCGGGTGGGAGACTTGTCAATGATAGCTTTGGGCAGCGATAAAAACCATTATCACTAATTGCAATTACATTGTCTGGCATATCTACTGATGTCAATTCCGCCAAATAAGCGAATGCATACTCTGGAACAATGGTTCCTCGAAATTTAGCAGTAAACACTCTACCAGAACTGTCGAGGGACGTATACGCTATATAAGGGCCTGTCGGTGGTGCCTCAAGGGCGCCGGTCACGCCGCCGATCACCACATCCTTCTTGATGTTCTCTGGCAGCATAGTGTCCGGTTTTTGAATCGTCACCTTACGCATTCCTTTGCTGCTGGTGGGCAGGATGACCTGATTGCCGGAGGGCATAGACAGCTCCACCGTCCGCTCCTCGGTAGCATACACCTCCATCACCTGCCCCATGTTGACCTCCAGGTCAGCGCCGGGAGAAAAAGTTACCGCAAACTCGATCATAGCGCACCATCCCGGAGAATACGTTCCACCGGCACTTCGAATACCTGAGATGCCATGCGCTGACCGCCTACGCCCACCCGGAGCTGTATCTTTGCGTCAATGCCTCTCCCGGCAGTAAGCGACAGGGTCTCGGCTTCCGTCAGCGTGCAGGAGACAACATTCCCGTCCAGCTGTACATCCGACAATGCTTTTTCGATTTTAACCTGTCCGGCCTGCGCTACGGCCAAGGACAGCACCGTGATGCTCCCCGTGTCGATGGGCAGGCGGAATGTCAGCGTGGGCGTTGTACCTCGATACATGGGTATCCCTCCTCATACTTTAGATTTGCGATGCTCAGCGGTTGGGCAGTCTTTCCAAATCCGCTATCCTGTGATTGGCGACCTTGATCTGCTCCTCCAGCACCGGAACGCGCCGGGCGAAGTTGTTATGCTCCCGGACTTCCCGTGTCAGTTCGTCCAGTTTGGTGTCGGTGACGGCCTGCTGCGTGTCCAGCTTGGCCTGCACATCACGGGTGGTCTTGTTGCTGGTGATGATTACCCCCAGCAGCGACAGGCCGCCGGTGATAAGTGCAACAATGATAGTTTCTGTCATGCGGTATCTCCTTATATGTTTTATGCTTTCCACTTGCCAGTCACCCGCAGCGATACGGTTTGAGCACCCAGCGTCATGGACGCTGCACGAAGCATGCGGAACGACACCGTTTCCCCGACATAGCTCCAATCCGTATTGCAGATCATGTGTAGATTTTGGACGCTGCCCGTGACTACTACGTTGCCGGTCACACCAAAGGGCATAGACAGGCTGATGATGTTGGTATAGACCATGCTCCCCACAGCAGTATAGCTGGTGGGCGTCACTGTACCACGCCACCACAAGTCTGCATAACCGGAGGCGTACTTCCGGTACGTCCAGTTGCCACTTACGCCTTGCTCAATGATGTAGTCTTGGATGCCCATCGCTTGCCGAAGTTTCCCCGCTGCGGAATCAGATAAAATCAATTCCCCGTTCAGCTCCACGGTATTTTCGGCGTAGATAGGCCACTTGAATTGCACCGTTTTCCCTTTTTCGGCTACCCCGCCAAAACACGCTCCCGGCAAGTTGAAGTTGATATTTAACGGGACTTCAACTGTCGCCACATCCATTTCTTTGGTAAAACTGCTTGAAAAAGCGTCCGTGGCGACTACCGCCAGTTTTCTGGTCGTATCTGTTCCGACACCGGCGATGTAAACAACCTTTGAGCCGGAGCTTTGCGCAGAAAGGGTTTGCCTATTCTCATCATCGATCTTCAAAGAGATGCTGGCGGTGTTATTACTCAGAGAAATGGTGAGATCAAACATCACCTTAATGTCTGCGCCGGTATTGTTTTCTGTCCACACGCCGCCTGTATAGGAACCTCTTGCGTATGTGAGATTTGCAATAGACGGTCCAGCATACTGCTGTACAGTAATAGTGTTTGTAACCGTCTTGTTTCTGCCACGAGAATCTGTCGTAGTTACCGTCACCACAACAGAGCCGCTTTTTGTAAGCAGATTCCCTGTATTCAGATTGGCATTTTCATTGCCAATTTTCATGACAGTACCTACAATGGTACTTCCCCTTACTCCGCCAGTTGTGGCAACGGCTTTTAGCTGGCTCTTGTTTTGTACCCATCCATATGTCGGCTGATACCCAGCGGCATCGGAAAGCACCACGCTTAAAGATGGAACGAGGGATTCCGGCACAGTGAGGACACAGGTTGTCGTGCTTTCACCTATCTTGCTGCTTCCGTTGTAGGTCTCGCATTTTATCGTCACCGTGCGGGAAGAAGCATTCGTGGTAGCATCTATCATGCTGTCAGGGCTTGCCCACGTGTAAGATGTGGCTACACCAGTTGCAATAGAGACATACCCGCTTCCGGCGTTATAGGACAACTTATGTGTAAAGGCGGAATTTTTCCGTGTGATGGTAATTTCTACATTACCGCCCATTGTGCCATTTGTGGCAGACACGGAAGATGCTCTTGGAATTGTTGGTAGTGTAACGCTACCGGAGACGGTCAAATGCCTTGGTGTGTAGGCCGAATCAAAGCCGCAGTCCCATTCGCCGGAAAGCGTGACTTTCCCGGTTCCGTCGCCACTATGTGTAACAGTGATAGACTTTACGCCCAGTTTATACCAACCGGTAGATGGATAATTGTACGGATTCCAAGTTTTTGTACCTTGCAGAATGTAATACGCTTCGTTCGCAGACTCATTTTGTGAGTACCCGGTACCGTCATACACATACAAGGTTAAATCAAGCGCGCTGGTGTTATTTTCGATGCTCTGGCTCTTGACTGTATAGTCAAGGCGTAGCTGCCATCCCTTAGATTTGCTTCCGTAGATACTCGGCATCACGTCACCCCCACGAAACTTATGGATTGATTCGGCTGCACAACGATAGACATCGGACCGAGGCGGAACTTCGATAGCTCTACCAGTTCAAAGCTGTTGTTATTCCAGTACGCTAACAGTGTTCCGCTTGCGTCATAAAACCCAATCTTGTCGTTGTATTCCTTCAAAACAATCTCCGATGCAGAGGATCCAATGCGAAGTACAGGGTGTCCATCTTCATCAATGCTTGCATCAATGAAATCAGAAAGCGTTTGCCCATTGATCGTTACACGCTCTGCGGACATTTGCCCAGCCGTAATTGTGTCTGCGTTTACTGCGCCGTCCATCGTAAGCGCAACGCCAGAAATGGTTTTCCCGCCGTCTTTGGAATACCCCAGGCCGTTGATGTTCATAATCCACAGCCTTGTATTATCTTCCATAGTGGGCGTGTCTCGAACCATCCACCCGGTGGGGAATCCATCATCATCCAGCGTGATTTCCCAGTATCCGCCTTTCGCGCCTATAATTCTTTCTGTGGCATCCTGCATGGCTTTGGCAAGGCCGGAATATTCCCGCTTCACTTGCTGTATAATGGGGCTTTCCACGACATACTGCTTGTCCTGCGGCGCATAGCAGGTCGTATTCGCCACCATTCCGCCCTTTATACGCAGTTCCTGTTCCATAATGTAAACGGGGAATGTGCTGGCTGGTCCGGTCACATCTGTAACGTGCAATATGTCCCCTGCTTCCGTAGAGGGGTCTCCCCGCCATTGCACCTTACACGGCATCATTGCCTTGTTTCCAATTCCCTCAAAAACAGCAGCCGCCACAGCTTCAGTAATATACGGGTTTGTGGCAGAGATGCCAACACCTGTCCCGACCGTGATGGGGTTTTCTTCCGTTCCCGTGACAAGGCTTTGTATGGTAAACGGGGAATCTGAGGATTTGCTAAGTCCTCCCTGATACTGCACCTCCGGGCCAACAGAAATACTATCAGAGTACCAGCAGAATTTCAGTTCGCCGTCGGAATCAAATTTCGCATTGCATCCGATCAGCCCCGCCAACCATCCGAGCTGCTGACGCAGTGACCCTGTGTAGGGTGCAGAAATTTGAATATCCGGCAAAGCTACCGAGGGCGCAGTGACATTTCCTTGCGTACACACATCTGTGAGAATCTGCACAGGAGTGGCGGGGAAATCAATGGTAGGCACATAATCGTCCGTCAGGCTGGCCATACGGTCATAGCCTGTGACAGTTATCCACAGTTTCCCGCTATCATCCACTCCGTCCGTTGGGATGTAGTATTTGCCTTTCGCTACATACTGCGCTTCCCCGTTCACCATGATTCCAACAGATGGGATAAAATACGCATTATTCAGCGGCAAATTATCCTGCTTGTACATCGTCACCTTGCAACTGGAAGAAAACGCCGCACCGACGGTCACGCCGTCCGATGAGCCAAACTGCTCTGTTACAACGATCTCCTGTATCTCCGATGCGGGGAGGTCTGTTGTTCCATTGAAATTGATTTTGCTGGTAACTTCACGCCCCGGTGCCGAACACGCAGCATGAAATTCATCCGTTACAGTGTGCATGGCTCACCTCTCGATAAAGTTCATAGATAGACCATTCCATTGATATACACCATCAATAAGGCTATACATTGGAGCCGTCCTATCGCCAACATAGGCGGTCATTTTTCTTGTGGTTCCGGTCATGGCATCTGGATAACTTACATCGAAAAACACATCATCAACCGCTTGTAGCAGCGTAGACATCGGCGCAGCTTTCATAGGCGGCCACGATAGAGTTAGCTTACGCTTAATCCCTACCCGGTCACGAAACAAGTCTCCGTTTTGGTTTCTCCCTGTTCCATCTGCGTCAACATCCTGTATGCCCCATGAATATTCGCTGGGGTCGGGCAGCGGGACATTCGTCCCGTCTGCCTTTGTAATGGTTAAAATTGCCATTTGACCTCCTTATGTGACAAGAGGACTTGCCCCAGTCGCCCGGACAACGGCGTTGTTTTCTCTGACCACCGTCTCAAACAATTTCTTCCCAGTCACGCTGTCGAGAACAATGGTCACATGGACTTCTCCAGAACCACCAGATTCTTCGCGGACAATTTTCCGAATAAGTCCTTCCGGGGCTTCGATGTTATTCCCGTGGGTCTGGTCGCCAAGAACAGCAAGGAATTCATCATTTGCCGGGATAACTGCACCTTTTGCAAGATGCGGAAGCACATTCTCACTGATATAGGAAATGTTCACACCGATAGACTTCCCGCCAATGGCTGGCACCCACGAAGGAACATCAAAACTGATTTTATTCATCTGCTTAATGAGCCAGTTCAGCCCTCTGATGATGATATTGATTGCGCCGTTAAGCAGGTCGATTATGGTGTTCCATACACCCTTGAAAATGTCCTTAATTCCTTCCCACGCCTTGTCAAAATCCATAGAGAAAACGCCAGAAATAAACTTGATAAGACCGGAGAAAATCATCTTAATGTCTCCGATTACATTCCCGACGGTCTGCTTTATGCTGCCAAAAACGGAGGTTACAATAGCTTTGATTCCGGTAATAAGCGGTTTCAACTTTCCGTTTGTTTTCTGGTCAATCCAATCCAACAATCCGTTAAACCAATCTCTTATACCGTCAATTACAGCACCAATCGCTTTCCCAAGACCGTTAAAGATTCCAGCGATTCCATTTGTAGCTCTTTCTATATCTCCAGTAAAAATTCCCGCAAAGAAATCAATAAATCCCTTTAGCGTTTCTTTGACTCCTTCGATAAGTTCCTGCCCGTGCCCGGTCGCCGTAGTAACGCTAAGCAGCAGCGATGCAATCATTCCGATAAGAAGCGGGATAAAGGAACCGGTCAAAATGCCGATGCCTACGCCAGCCGCGAGAATTCCAGCAACAGCAAGCATTTGATTCTGGAAATTCCATCCATTTTTCTCCGCATCAGTAAACGCAACGGCCAAAACAGCAAGCCCGGAAACAATGGCTGTAATTCCTCCAGCCACCGGCCCAAGAGCGACATACAGTCCTGTCACGGCAAGCGTCATGCCGAAAATCATACCGGTCATGTTTTCTTCTGTAACGCCGTTTACGATTGAATCGAGAATGTTTTGCACCAGCGTAAGCGCACCAAAAATACCGACAGCCAGGCCAATGGTTTTTTGAAAATCAAGGCCGAGTTTTGGGCCAAGTTTCCACGCCGCTAATCCAGCGCCAATGGCAAGAATCCACGGGAGTGCGTTTTTGAGCTTCTGCGTGACTTCATCAATCTGCTTGCTTACTGCATCGCCAAGGAAGTCATATTCCGGAAGCTCGAAGTCAAACCCGCCGCCGCTGGACGCACCGGCAGAACCAGATCCAGACGAAGTGTTGCCGTTCAGGATGTTCAGCTCATCGAAGCCCATGACGGACTTCTTGAGTGCCTTTGCTGCGCTGGTGGCATCATCAAGCCCGGAAGCGGCATCTTCTGCGCCGCTGGCCAGATTTCCAACGCCAGAATAGTCAATCTCCGTGAGCTTGAATCTAAACAGTTTTGCAATGGCATCCGCCAACTCGCGCACAACACGAAGAACAGCGATTGCAACGGGAAGAATTTTTTGGAGTAGCGGAATGAAAATGTTGCCGATTGCTCTCGATGCCTGCGTCAGCTGCGCTTGGAAGATGCGGAGTTGGTTTGCCGGGGCTTCCAGCGAACGAGCCATGTCGCCCTGCGCCGTTGTTACCTGCGTCATAATGGCGTAGTAGCGCAGCTCCGCTTTTTCCGCTTGCGTCATAGCAGAAACAGATTTTTCAATCCCCAGCGTCAAGGCGGTTTGTTCCAGTTTGGCTTGCGACAGGTCATAGCCCAATCTACGCAACGGTTCCAATTCGCCAGAAATGCCGGATTGCAACTTTTGCATAGCGTCCTCAACAGAGATGTTGAAGAACGAAGAAATGTCATAGCCGAGCTGCGTAAGGTTCTTGCTCATCAAGTAGGCACGGTCTGAGACAGAACCGAAGCCAGTCAGCAAAGTGTTAAATACGCCTTGATTGCGCATCCACTTGGCGGGGTCAATGCCCATCACTTCTCCAACATTTTCAGCGTACTCTTGGGCTTCTTTTGCGTATTGCCCCATTGATGCGGTGAAAAGGTTTAGGTCTTCCTGATAATCATTTGATTCGGTGATGGCCTTTGACAGTTCGGAGCGGAGCATTCTGATTCCAACCAGTACTCCGGTTGTTTTCAAAGACTGGAAAAAACCGCCAAGCTTACCAGACCTTGATGTTTTCTCAATGTTGTTCAGAGACTTGTTAAAGGAATCTACCTGTTTCGACGCTCCGCTGAGGCCGGATGCTCCGCCGGAAGTGGCAGTCTTTAGGGAGGACAACGCTTTTTCAAGCCGTCCCAAAGACGCAACGGCACTATCGCTGTTCTCTTTGATTTGGAACTCAAGCCCTTGGATTTCAAGATTGTCCATGCTTCTCACCTCCCGGCTCGAATTTCTTATTGTTGGCAATCATAAACATTTCCATGATGGATTTTGCACGGCTATCATTCTTCTGCTCTTTCGCCTTTTTCTCCGCAGAATTACTGCTTTCTCCAACCTGATATGGGGAATCTCGATACGGAATAGGCTTTGTACCTTTCTTTGCGAACGCATGAAGAATGGGCGAAACATCCGCCAAGGCTTCATAGAAATACGCACCCTGTAACCATGCTTGCTGGTTATCCAAGTCCTGCTTGATTTTCGCCGCCTTGCGATAATACCTGACCAACTCACAATCCATTTCCCAGAACTGTTCGTAGGTCATACCTATTGCAAGGTAATAAGGGAAAACCTCATAAAACTTGTCCGTGTAAGCGTAGAGGGGGGTATTTCCCCCCTCTTTATCGGGCGGCGGTTCGCTTACCAGTCCACCGTCCAGCTGGCGTTTCCCTCGGCTTCGGGATCATCCATGAGCGCTACAATGGGTTCGCTATACATTTCCACAAGCTTGCCCAGCATATCTCCCTTGTTGGGCAGCTGGTCGTAAATCTTGTCGATAACATCACGCTTTACATAGCGGTGATGCGCCAAAAAAGCGCCAGCAAACAGGGCGGGCAGATAGGTCATGGGCTTGCGCTGCAGTTCCTCGATTTCAAAGCCCTGCCGCTCCATCATTTCCACAGATTTTCTGGTGTATTCCAGCACATACTTTACATCGTTGTGCTCGATGGTCATTGTCTTTTCCATAATTCCTCCTTACTCGCCGTCATCCAAAGTGATGACCGAGGTGGGCGCGATGGTGATATTCATTCCGACCACTTCGTTTACGCCGCCGCCTGTGGGATACACGGAAAGCTGGCCCTTAAAGGAAAACTTTCCGTCAGAGCCGGTGGGGGTAACAGAGCCACCGGCTTCTGTGCCGCCAAACCACACGGCATAATCCGCCTCCGTACCCTCTTTTGCTTTCAGAGTCTTGTAATCGGCCAGTGTGTAGTTTGCCGTGAAACTCAGGCCGTCCATAGACTGAATACCGGCGATGTAGGTCTGCATCTTGTCAGACAGGGTGGTGGTTTCCAGCATTTCGGGGTCACCGCCAAGGTCGGGGAACTCCTTAATGTCCACCAGTTTTGTCCAAGTGTTCCCGGGAGCACTTTTCTGCATCAGAAAACTCTTATATGTACTGATTGGCATAATTTACCTCCTAAAAAGTGTGTTTCCGTCCGTTTCGGCACGGTATCGTGCCACTAAGCGATAGATTGACGCACTGTCCATGTTCGGGACGGGTGTCATGGAAATGCGTGTGAAATTCATTGCATACAGCATTTTGTCGATTTCTGACAGGATGCTGCGGCACTCTGATTTGCTTTCGCCGGTTTTGGTGGAGTAGACATTGACCTCATACATGATGGTTGCATACCGTTCGGCGCCGGAACTGTCCTGATTAGATGTGGTCATGTAATTGTCCTGTTCTACAATGCTTGCGTGGGGAAATTTGGGAGGAGATTTTACATACGCCCCGGAAACATCTATACCCTTGAATTTCTTCCGTAGGGCTTCTGCAATCGGGGTAAAAACCATCCGTTCCACATCAATCATCGGAACACCTCCTTTACGAGTGCGCCAAGCCGTAACTCCAATTCTTTTACGGCGTTATACATGGGCATATTTGCGGGGTTGCCGTGTGTAAGAACAAGCGTTCCCTTTGCCCTCTCTCCTGCAACTGTTCCGTTTGTCCCGGGGTCTCCGTAATAACCCCATGTGGTTTGTTTTCCGTGTCCATTCCCATACGTGCCGCGCACCATACCAAGATCACTTGCTTCCGGGTGGTTATCCGGGTAAGTTACGCCGGTGCCGAACTCAATAAATAAGACCGTTCCGCCAACGGCGACAACGGCCTTTATTTTCCCTCGATCTTCGACAGACACGGTCACATCGTTTGTGCCGTCATATGTGGCATCCGAAAAACCTGCGCTTGCCACCTCATAGCCCTCTTGTGCAAGACGTTCCAGCAGCAGCGTGCAGCCAGTTTTCAGCCATTCTCGGTATTCCTGAACGGAATCGATCATCTGCTGCACGCCGGTTGGAGAAAGGGTGGTAACAACCTTATGCTTCACGATACATTCACCTTGCTTATGGCAATGGAAATGGAATTGAGCGACTTGGCAACTCGCTTTACGACGTAGTCATACAGAGGCTTTTTTCCATCATACTCCGGTTCCTTGTCTACAAAGAGAACAGTATCCTCGCTGATAGGACAGCTCATGTCATCCGTGACGATGACCTTGTCATAGGAAACAAATTGCCCGAATTGCTCCACTTGCGCCGCCCCGGATGCAGGGGAGATATTCGCCAGCATTTTCACTGCGTCCTTGTATTTCACGGACATTTGCCCGGTTTCGTAGCCGTCATCGGACATATTCATAGTTTTCCCGTCATACAGGAGATACCAAAATTCCGATTTGTTCCGATCCATACATCTCATTTCACCACCCCCGCATAAGGGACAATGTCACGCAAAAGGGAGGACGGAACATCGCCGTCCTCATAGGAACGGGAAATCCCATTCTCGCTGTGCGCTGTTTCGCCCTCTGCTCCGCGCTTGTTCAGCAGATATGCGGCAATCTCCACTTGGGTCATGTGATACCGTTCGGGGACTTCTTTAATCGTGTCATCAAACGGGTATAGTTTGCGCAGCACTTTATCCCCGGCAATAGCAAGGTAGGCGGAAAGCACGCTTCCTTGCTGGTCTGTCATAGTAGCTAAAAGCTCTGTCTTTTCAGCTTCGGTCATACTTCCCGCCCTCCTTTATCAGCCGGTAACAGCCTTGGTGTTTACAGGATTGCTTGCGTCATTGGCAATAAACACGCTGCGGCTGTAGGTGGGCGCAGTGAAATCGGTGGAAATACCGGTGAACTTGCCATGATACCATTCGGGGCCGTGGTCAAGGCCGACCTGCCCGAACAGCTGGTACTTCTCACCAGCACCAGTCTTGGACAGCTGCTCCAGGAAGAAATTGCCCTTGCCGGGGACAGGCTGGTACACGGGCGCAATAACATCCAGATTCAGCAGCAGTGCGGTGCCAGCGGGCAGGCACTCACCCAGATACAGATAAACAACGCCCAGAGGGGTGATTACGCTGGACAGCGCAATGCCGTTGATCTCGCGAGCAACAGGAACTACGGTAAGACCGTTCTGCACGGCATCCGCATTGATCTGGAACATGGTCACGGCATCGCACCACAGCGCCAGGCCATTGGTGGGAGCGTTGGCTCCGTAAATCTTCTTCACCATGTCAGCCACATCCCACAGGCCCAGAGGCTTGGAACCCATAGCGGTAACATTGGTGGTAATTGCGGTGGTAAGTCCCCTGGTCTTGTTGATCTTGGAATCGTCCGTGGCCTTGTTGTATGCGCCCTGGATGAAGGTGAACTCCATGTCACGGGCCATCTTCTGAATCTTTGCGCCCACCTGGAAATCCAGTTCATTGATGGGATTGGCCTGCTGATTTTCGATATTCACACCGGACAGGGTTCCCATGTTGGACATCTTGGCGTAGGACACACCTACGGTCTCCTGGAAAATCTGCGTGACATTGGTTTTCTGGGTGCGGGTCACCACGGTTGCATCCGGAGCGGTCAGAGACGCATTCTCGCTGATAGCGGGCTGGGCGCCGCCAGCGGAGCTGTATTCCTGACCGGTGACAAACTCCACATGATTGGTGGTCTTTGCCCGGCTTCCGATGATGGAAGAAAGGGGGGTACGGGTGTTGCCCTTGTTAAAGAGCATACCGGAGTAATTCAGCACTCCGAAGCTGGTAGCAAAAGTATCTGCCATTTTGATTCATTCTCCTTTACTGTGTATTGTTGTCCTGATTCATAAGGCGGGTATAGTACGCCGCCTCCGCAAAATTGCCGGTGCTTTGCGCATCTGCAGCCTTTTTGGAAAAGTCTGCACCATTCGACCCGGCTCCGGCAGCGGGCTTGGGTGTGCCTTGCATTGCACTGGCTTTCACCTGCTTTGCGTATGCTTCCAAAAACGCCTGCTGATTGGCGAACACTTTATCGGTGTTGCCGTCAGCCATTGCCTTGGCAGTATCGGCAGCAAGCTTTTCGTCATAGCCCTGTGCGATGAACTTGGCCGTGAACTGCGAAACGGTCTTGTCACGCCGCAGCTCGTCAAGCTCCTTCTGCATAGCGGCAATGTCCTCCGCCTGCTGCTGCTTCTTCTGCTCATCCTCGGACAGAAGCTCGTTGTGCTTCTTCTTCCAAGCAGCGGCTTCGGAATTTGCCTTGGAAACTGCCGCTTTCTGCTTTTCCAGCTCGGATGCGTTGTCGTTATACTCAAACGCTTCCAGCGCTTTCAGCTTGTCCTCCAAAGACATGTCCGCATAACCGGCGATTCTGCTGGTGTCGATTTTTGCCATTTTGATTACCTCCTGCGTTTAACAAGGCTGTTCACTCAGCACTATTCTCTGTTTTTTCGGGTTGTCTCCCGTTTGCGTTTTTAGGTCGTCCCTGACCATTTATCGCCTTGCGGCGGGTAAATCAAAAAATAAAAAGGGCTACCCTTTCGGATAGCCCCTCGGCTGTCGGTCAAGCCCTTGCAAGACCCACTCAGTATTTCTTTTTCCTACGCACTTCGATTACTACGATCTTCCCGTTCTCCACTTTCACCTCCGCTTGATTGCGGTTCTTGAGGATTTCGTTGATCGTCCGTACCATCTCCAGCGTTAATTCCATTGTTTCCTCCGTTTTCCTCAAGATATTCCATGCTCATCTTGTACGCAAGCTGCGGGTCGCTGAACAGGCCGCAATGCGTAAACGCAAGCTGCGGCGCAATTTTGCCGTTGCCCAGCATGGCAACCAGCACATTCGCCTTTTCGGAAATGTTCTCATAATTCCGACGGGTAAATCTGATCTCGATTGCGGACAGCTTCAGGGACAGACCGCTAAGGTCATTGCAAATCCGCAAAAGCACTTTCAGAAACTCTTTTTCGGAACGCTTGAATACCAGCTCGGAATCTTTTGCTCTTGCTTCTGCCGCAGACCAGCCGTCACGCATGATGACCGCAGACCCGGTGTCAGAGGTGGAAGAACCGCCGTTTCTGTTGGGCATCCCGCAGATGGTCAAAACCGTGTTATACAGATTGTCCGCAAGGGTCTGTGTCTGCGTCTGATTCAGCTCCGTGACAAGGTTTTTGATCTCCGCTTTTTTCTGCGGGTCAATGTCCTCAAACTGAATCGCGCCGTCCTGCCGCAGAGTGGCATATTCTTCTGTAGAGATGCGCACATTATGGAACAGAAGCAAGGACTGCACGAACTGCTCCACGCCGTCCATGCGGTTGGACTCCACATTGTTGATTGCATCCAGCAGATTCAGAACGATTTCAAATGCGCCAAGTCTCGCACGGTTTGCCGGGTACTCAATAATGGGAATCCCCAAAATCTGCGGCTCGCTACGAATAATCTTCCATGTGTCGGTCACTTCATAGAAGTGGTCTTTCGTGTAGCAGCTGAAAACGACTGTCCCATCTTCCATCTTGACATACTTGACCGCCATGAGGGGAGGATTACCCAACTGCACGGAATACACCACAAAGCAAAACCGTGGGTCAAGGGTATAAATCTCAAACGGGGCTTCGTCCTCATCTTCCGGGGTGTCCGGCATGACCATGCGATAAGCCGTGCCGCAGATGTGAAACCAGTCCGCCAGCTCTTTATCCTTTGCCGGTTTGTCCTCCGAAAGAACATAATCGTTCAGTTTTGTCACCATCTCGGCGACTTTCTCGTCCGCAACCCTGCTGACATACTGGACAGGTTCGCCCATCAAATAGCCAACCTTAAAGGACACGATCTCGTTTGCCCGGTTTTCGACAATTTTGTTGTTGATCTCTGGGCGCACATCCTTTACTCTGGCAAGGATAGGCTGGTCGCCTTTATAGTACCTGTATAAATATTCCATGTCCGCCCGGTTGGAGGCGTGGACAACCATTGCCTTTTGCAGGATATTTGCAATATTACCTTCGTTTACCTCGGTAGCATCCGAATAAATGACCTTTCTACCAAACATTTGTCTCAATAGCGTCACCCCTTAAAACGGTCTTTTGAATATCTCAATCTTGCCGCTGATGCGGTTTCGGATTTCGTTCTCCAGCAACGACAAGGAATCAGGCGCGTCATCGTGCGCCACCTTGCCGCTTCTTACATAGGTGGTCACTTCCTGCATGAATCCCCAGTATTGACACCCTCGCTTGTATGTGGACGGATGCTTGAAGTAGAAATGCTTCTTGATCCCGTCGGATGCAAACTCAATCCGTGTCTGCTTGTTGGAAATTGTCCTTTTTATCCGTATGCTGGTGTTGAATCCTGCGTTTTTCACAATCTCCGCAACATCTCTTGCGAAATACATACCTGCGTTGTTGGATTCAAACAGTGCATCTCCCACTTTGTTATCAATCAGGCACTTTGCGCATTCCGGCTTTGTGACCTCTGCGGGAGAATCATCGTACACCACATCCACGATGTAGACTTCCTCTCCATATAAGGCCGCAACTGGCATCGCCGTGCTGTCTTTCCCGCTTTCTGCGGTGTCTGCCACGGCAATGATCGCATCCGGGTCGCGATCTACCGGCGGTTCAAAGAAATAGTTCAGCTCCGACTTATTGAAAAGCAGTCCCTTTGCTTCAAAGGGCTGCTGCTGAAATTCGCTTTCAAACTGTTCTGCGCTTAGAAGTTCTCTCTGCTCACGGAAATATGCGGTGGTAAAAACCTTTTTCCCATCCCGCTCGTACTCATAATTGCTTTCGTCTGTAATGGGGTCAAGGGCAGGAATTTCAATAGCTTTCCACGCCCAGCCGCCCTTTTGTGCTTCCTCCTGTAAATGCCCGATTGGGTCATACAGGGAATATCTCGTCCCTGTAGCTACAATAGGCGTACCCTCAATGGCTCGACCTAAAATATCGCCGGAAATAACTTCCCACTTATCATCCAGCCGTTGACGGTTTTTCGCTTCCTCTCTGCCCTCCACGCAGTCATCCAAGTACAGGACATTGGTTGCCTCCGACAAACCCACCTGCCGTGCGTCAATCGACCGGCACATGACCGTAGGGAATCGAGATTTTGAACGCAGATTGATGATTTTCGTGTCTGCGTTGGTCTGCACCAAGGGAGCATCCGGGAACACATCGTAGAATAAATACTCATTGGGCGTTTGCAGATACTCCAGACAGCCGTTGTAGAAGCTCCGCACAAGGTCATCGCCCGTGCCTTCCATAAGGGACGATTTATCCGGGTTTCTGCCGGAAATCATGTTGATGAAATTTATCCCCAGCTGGCTTTTTCCGGCTCTTTTCGGTAGGGAAATGGTCAGCAGCCTTAATTTGCCGTCAAGGACATCTTGATACCCCTGTACAATAGGTCTTAGATACCGCCTGCGCGGAGCATAAAACCGCTTCTCCGGTTTTCTGTCCATTTCCACATACAGCAGGAAGGTATCGAAATCATGCGGCGCATCAAACAGCATGGATTGCTTATGCAGCGTGTAGAAATACTCCGCGTCTTTTGGGTTTCCGTTACGAAGTGCCTCGGAGGTCATCTTTCGGACTTCGGAATTTAACTGGTGCGCCGCAGCAAAATCTTCCGCTTCGTACCCAATACACAACGCCAGCAAATCCTTGTAGGCTTCTCGGTCATGCGTTTTCTCTATTCGGCTTTTGATGCTTTCCGCAATCTTCCGATAATCCATTCGTCCTCCTGCAATAAAAAATGGACTGCCGAATAATCGGTAGTCCATTCTATTTGGTTTTATGCAAAGTTAGTTTACAAGTTCACAATCTGACCAAGAACCTGCGCTATAACAAGTCCCCTCAAATGTGATTTCGTCTCCGACTTTAATGTTTTTCAAGGCTTCCTCTTGGTCTCGCTCAAATTCGGCAAGAAATACAACGATTGTATTCCCAATCTTCTTTTCCATCGTCAGGGTAGCCCCGCCGGTCATGTTCATAAGCCCACCGGTTTCCATCCCGTTGATTGTGGCGGTTACCTCATACCGTCTGCCTTTGTATAGGTCATCTGCCACAAGCTCGTTATCTTCGTAAGCCTGGTAAATCTCCTCGAAGCTTGCCGGTGTGTACTGGTCTTCTTTGGCAGGCGCCTGTTCGTCATCTTTGTTGCTCATTGCAGTTACCATGATAATGACCATCAGGATGACGAAAACGATTATCATCTTCTTCTGCTTGGCCGGATTTGCTTTTTTCATTTCTATTTTCCCCCTCTCAGCGCCGTCTCGGAATCCCTGCGGAATCCTCGTAGTCCCACATCCGGCGGTAAAAGGTGTTCCGGCTTACGCCCAGCCGCTTAACCGCATAGGCCGTGGTAATTTCGTTCTTGTACCACTGCTCATGCACCGTTTTAAGCAGATCATCGCTGATTGCTATCGGCTGACGGCCTTTGTACTTCCCAGCCGCTTTTGCAGCCGCTATACCCTCTCTCTGCCGCTGTAAGGTCTGCTCCCTTTCCAGCTCCGCCATTGCACCAAACACCGTGAGCATAAATTTGCCCTGCGGCGTGTTCGTGTCAATGGATTCCTTCTGCGATACAAACCCAACACCTTTTTCTGTGAGCTGCTCTACCAGTGTCAACAAGTCCCTCGTGCTTCTCGCAAAGCGGCTGATGCTTTCAACAATGACCACATCGCCCTCTCGGACGAAATCCATCATTGCCTCCAGCTGCGGCCTGCCTGTGCGGCTCTTGCCACTCGCTTTGTCAATGTAGACACGCTCCACACCAAGGTCTTGCATCAGTATCTCTTGGCGGATCGTGTTCTGCTCCTCTGTGGACACCCGAATATATCCGACTTTCATGTGCATCGCTCCCTTCCTTCATTCTGTAAGGGTAGTGTAGCACACGGCATAATTTGTGTCAATATGTTTTATGCCCAAAATAACCTTTTTGTTTTTGCTGGATTTTACAACATGGGGTAAAACGGCTTTTTATTTTTTGCGGGATTTTTGGGGTTTACCCCGCCCCCGGCTGCCGCCGCATATCCCCCACCCCCGGCCATATTCGCCGGAGACCGGCAGAAGATCGCCCGCCGCCGGTCCTTGCTCCTGCTGCTCCATATGGGTATACCACAATGGGCATATTATACAAATACCCACACAAATTATTATCTATATTTTAAGGGCATTATATTGCCCATAACTATTGACAAATACCCTAATGGGCATTACAATAGACACATACAAGACGAGGGCGCACCCGGCAGCCGACCAAAGCACACCGGGAACGCCCCCACACCAGCCAGCAGGCCAGCACGGAGAGTATACCACATCCGGCAGCCGTTGGCAAGAGATTAGGCCATAAGGCCGGGAGGTAATACAATGAAAGATACCATCACCATGAACGAGATCAGAGCCACCAGCACATGGAGCGTAAAGGACAACAGCCCGAGAGGCTGCAAGACCGTGAGCAATAGCGAAGTAAAGGCCGGCGATAAGGTGGTATATAATAACCGCTTTACGCTCGTTGTTGATGCCCCGGAGGTCGAAGAGGAAGCTACCACAAAGCGCACTGCCGGGAATGTACTGTATTTAGAATGCCGGGGGTGCTACTTCTTCGCGGGCGACAGCATCAACAACGTTTCCGATGTCGGGAACTATCGCGTAGGCGCATACACGCACAGGATCCAGGCAAAGAACGGTAAGGCCTATATACTGGAGTTTACCCACTACGACCGCAAGGAAATGCGCTATACAGCGCTGCGGACGGGCAAGCCCTTAAAGCATCCGAAATATGAAACCGTTCTTGCTAACGCCCTGCGCATTGATACGGAATTCGAAGAGAAAGAAGAGGGCGGGCGGTTTTCTTCGTGGCGTGATTCCAGCCTGGAAAAAGAGATGCACGACAAAAAATCATATCTATTTACCAAAGCCGACATATTAAGGGCGGTAAACGATATCAGCGTTAAACAGTACGATAAAATCGTTTTGTTATCCGATGAATCCATTGTTGACCGTCTGCCAATGATCTACCAGATGGGCGGATTCCGCGAAAGAAACGTGCTGGATAACCTCAGCGAGGTAAAAACAAAGGAGCATACAAAGGGGTATCACGTATACACTTTCATTTCTGACAGCGGCGACACATTCGACTTTGAAGCACTTAGCAACCGGATCACCGGTTGACGAGCTGGAAGAGCTTTAAAGGAAGGAGCGGAGAACATGCCTATTGATACCATCATGGCCGAACTGGCCCAGTATATCCGGATGCAGGAAGAAGCCGCCGCAATGGTGGAGAGCCTGAAAGACCAGCTCAAAGCGCACATGACCGCCGCCGGGGTGGAATCCCTGGCGGGGTCAGAGCACAAGGCCACTTATAAGACGGTTACCTCCTCCAGAGTGGACACAACCGCCCTGAAAAAGGATCTCCCGGAGATTGCAGCCCGCTACACCAAGACAACAACCGCCCAGCGGTTCACATTTTCTTAAAAGGGGGTATATTCCTATGTATTTTATCAACGACAAAGCGGGGGCAATGTCAACCAACGGAAAGCCGGTTAATTTTGAAAAGGGTTTGCCCGCTTTATATCGGGCGCAAGGGGCGGCCCCGAATAGAAAGATTATTATTTGGCGGGATGTAAATAGGAATATTCATGTTGAAACGACATTAAATGATATAAATAAAATTATTACAGCTATCCAATTATTTGAAAAAGGCTGTGATTATTATTAACAGAATGATAGATAATAGGCCGCCCGGCGGTTTACTTTCGCTTGACCTGCTCCGGCGTATGTGCTACAATTACCCTGTATAGACAGAGCCACCCCCATAAACATTTAAACATTTTTAACAGGAGGGACAGCACATGGATATCAACACCCACGGACGGAACATCAACAAGGAGACATTGGCCAACGCCTCCAACTCCACCAAGGGACTCGGCTCCCGCACGGGGGAGTATGCGGAGATTTTTTACGACAAGTCTACCGGCGACGTCTGGTGCAAGTACCACTGGGATCGGGAGGAATGGACGGTCTACCACGACGATGACGTCACGAAGGTCGGTATTGCGGTACGATACAAGACCCAGCAGCAGATCGCGGACATGATCGCCAACACCCTGACGGAGGACGAGCAGACCGAGCGCGAGAACGCCGCATATCTGGCGGGCGGGGCAAGGGGGTGCCACTCTTGATCTTGCTGTATATCCTGTTGCAGCCCATTCTACTGCTTTTCGATCTGGCCAAACTCCAGAAATGACCCCCGCCCCGCATGGCGCAAGCTGTGCGGGGTTTCCCTTTGCTCCCGGTGTATTCCGGGGACTTTTTGTTATATGCCTTATTTGCCATTTTAACGCCCCTGTAAGGCGCTTTAACTCTGGCCGCTGTGCCTACATTGCTGCCGCCCCGCGTGCGCTGTGCGCCTTGTTTATGGCCTTGTGGCGTGGCATCGCCCCCCGCCGCGCATTTCCGCTTTGCGGTGTGCTGCCAGCTTGCCGCCATCGTGCGCCGCCCCTAGCCCTTGGCGGGGTGGCTGGTCCCTGTGGAGCTGGTGCAGATTGGTTTGGGCTGTCGGCGTGGTCCCTCCATGCTGGCCGGGGCTTCTGGTGGGGGCGTGGCGCTCCGCCAAAGTCGCCGGAAAAGCCTCCGGGAAAGTCGCGAAAGTCGCTGGCATAGTCGTTCGACTCCGTGCGAAAGTCGCTGGCAAAGTCGCTGTGAAAGTCGCAAGTGTCTGCGCCAAAGTCGCTCATTTTACCCCAAAATCATAGTCGTTTACAGGATTCCGTGTATAAACGCAGGATTTCCCTTGACTACTTTCCCGGAATTGGCGGAAAGTCGTTCAAAAGTCGCTCGATTTCGGCTCATTTTGCTTCAAAGTCGCTGGCTTCGATGTACTTCTGCTGGAGCTGTTCAGGTGACAAACCTTCGATCTGCGGCTGGTTCGGCGTCAACACCATCTCCTGCTTGTCCACCATGCCATAATAGTTCTTGGCGCGGAAACAATAGGCAAGGAAATTCAGCTTCCCGGAAACCACAAGTTTTGCGTCAAAAGTCTGCATAAAACCCTTGGCTTTTTTAATTATGGCCGCTGTTTCGGGGCTAAATCCCTTGCGTCTCCCGTATTCCCAGTCCTTAACCGTGCTAATTGCGTAACCGGTAGACAGGAATAGTTCCTCTACTGTTGGTGTCTGCCCTGTCTGTGCGCAGCGTGCGTAATAGTCGTTTATTCTCTCCTTGAGTTCTTCATCGCTCTTTACCTTTGGCTGTCTATACTCTACAAGTACCTCTGTAAGGAGCTGAGATACAAGCGCTCTATCTTCATCGCTGCTGAGGTCAGGCAGACAGGAAGGGAAGTTCCTTTTGCCGCCTCTGCCGGTCTCAGGGCGGTTATCCTTTGCTTTTGCGATGGCGGTAGGTTTCTTTGTTGCCATTATGTATCACTCCTGTTCCTCTTCTGCTTCGGACAATATGGATTTAATCATGCCGGCATTCGCCTTGATGATATCCATCACGATATCGGACTGGATGTTGTGTGCAAACACGGCCTTGTCTGTTGCGTTGGCGTTGTAATAGCCTGTGAACACCGTGCCGTCTGCTTTTGTCGCTGCAAGGCAAATACAACAAGGGTCAAGCCCTACGATAGTTGCTATGCTTTCTTCAAGCCATTTTGCGTATGGCTGCTTTGTAATATCGTACACGCCTTCCTCCTGTTTTGCTACCAGCCCCCACCCCTTGGCTACAGTAACAGTCTTTCCCCTCCCATGCGGCCTTCTGGAAGCTCTCAAACATGGGTTACACAGTTTGCCAGCAGGTGGCAATGTCTTTTCCACAGCTCACTTCTGAGCGGTATAGCCGCACTTCCGGGCAGGCGCTATGCCATTTGCCCACGGCAGCGGCTCTCCGCTTTTGGTGCGGCATTGCAGTCCTGCCCTGCTTTAGCGCTTCAGGGAAAGTCCCCGTCACTCGCTGTGGTCTCCCCTTACGGGGCACCTATGCCGCATATTGGCCGTCTTCCCGCTTAGATTGTCACACGCTCATGCCCGCTTGAGGCCCCGCAAGCATCTCAAGCGCCGCTGTTCGGTCATGGCAAGGAGGACGCATCCTCACGCGCAGTTTTCAGCGAGCATTTTCATTTTCATGTAAGCCACGACGAACGGTCTCACATTGTCCTGGTGCTACCAGGCATCTTGTGCAGGCGACAGGATTCGAACCTGCGAACCCGAAATTTTACTATCGGAGCTGATTCCTCCCAGCTTCCGCCCGCATATATTTGTGCCGTGTGGGAGGTGCGACCTCCCGCCCCTGATCTTGGGGTGCAACGAGCGCACAGCATAAAACAACAGCTCATAGGTTTCCCTACA